CGGGCTTCGTCCTCCCCGCAAGGTAGGCACGTACTGAATCCCGCCAAGACCCTGCGCGGATCGACTGGGGTGTACATTCCATGCATGACGCATGATCGGCAAAAGTTAGTCATCCAAGCCTCCTTCCTGACGATGTCAGGACTATCGTTGATACAACTAAACACCCACGCGGTCTCGGGATTGCCAAGACCGCTAGGCTGCTCACTCGCTCATCGCGGCTCACAACTTTGTAGGCAGATACTCGGAGTCTCCTGACAATGTCAGGAGTCACACTCCTACCGCTGCCGGACATACATTGCCTGTCCGTACCGGCTGTGGATCGCGGGTCAAGATTCGTCAGGAATCACATAGCGGTTAGGCTTGTCAGTCAGTTATACAACTGATCCCCGTTGCCCTTATTTTGCACCGCCCCGACAAATCGACTTGTCACCTAGGCGATCCTATGTGCAGTCTCGTACTGCACCACGACTCCGATTGATACTCGAAGCACCGCTGTTTGCCAGACAGCGTCACGGCTTTGCCACCGCGCCTTCACCTACTATCGGCTTACGACTTGTAGGATCGTTGTTGTCCTGACGGTGTCAGGACTAGCGGGAGGGGTCGTCTCCAACCGAATTCCCACTATAGACTATATTATAACAAATGTAGCCTTATAAGTCAAGTAATAAGCAAATTATTTTGCTTGGTGCGGATGTGGTGCAGGTGTGGTTTATACGTTGTCCTGACAATATCAGGAAATGCGCGGTTTTTCGGCAGCGTACACGCTAAGTTATTGATTAGGTTGGGGAAAAATGGAAAGTTGTAATATCTTGTACGCTTTGTACGCAAAATGAAAGTTGCAATAAGGTACAAGATAATGCAAGTTTTGGGAAATGTGGCGTGTGCTAAGTTATTGATTTTATTATTATTTATTTATAAGAAGAAGAAGAAGAATAGAGAAAAAAATGGATTTGTACGCTTGTACGCTGTTTTTTGAGAGAGGACGGCCGGTAAAAAATTTTCCAAGTTTTTGAAAAAATTTTGCACTTGCCGAAGAAGACAAACTGGCTCCTCCGTCCCCTAGGTGCGAACAAGCGTACAAGCGTACAAATCGACCCTTTTCCCTTTAGAATCAAAGGCTTGGCGTGTTCCCGTCAACTTAAGTGTGAGTACAAGCCAAAAATGTAAGTCATTGATTTTTAAGGAAACGCGAAAAATTTTGTACGCTATTGCAACTTTCAAATTACAACTTAGCCCAAGGGCTAGGGCTAGAAAACTGGTATCGCGTCATTTAAACAATCCAAATCTGATCCTGACACCGTCAGGACACGAGACAAAGTAAGCATGGGCTGTAACTTGTACATGGGCTAGGGCTAAGGCTTTGGGCTTGGGCTTAGGCTTGGCCTAGCAAGAACTGGTCTCATCCTATAGAACTGGTATCCGTGGAACTGGCTTCGCGGAGCGCAGACGCAAAAAAGCCCCGCCAAGCATGAGCCTGACGGGGCTGTGGTTAGAACGGGAATTCCAACTGTTCGGGATCAGCGCGCATAGCGACCTCCGTTGATGTTATAGATGAGGGGCGGCTCGCGCCGCCCCCGTAGTCCTGACAATGTCAGGAACCCGCCCGATCAGCCGCCGCGATGATCTCGTCAGCCAGAGCAGGATCGAACGCCGCTTCCAACATGATGGAGCAGAGCGCCGACCATTGATCCTCGGACACGACTGAATCAGCGCCGTTTTCCTTGGCGTACCGCGCTCGCTTCTTGGTTCCCGCCTTGTGCAGACCGTTCAGCAGATCGGCGAAATCCTGTTTCGCACCACCCGCGCGACCCGTCGCGTCAGTCTTCCAACCACGCGAGAGCGCCTGATCGACGTCATTCTTGATCCAATCGCGCATGCCCTGACCTTTGCCATCCGGACGGCAACCAGCCATAGTGCCGCGCATCCAAGCCTTGACACCGTTCGGCTTTTCAGCGACCGACGCAAGAGCCTTGAGATCGACGCCGAGCGCGAAGGCCGCCGTGAAAATGTGGTTCGCAGCCGGAGCATCCTTGATCGGAACCCACTTCCGCTGCAGCGACGACCACATACGCACCGGCAGGAAATTGTCGTCATTCCCGACTTGGTGCACCTCGACCGAATAGTGCTCGCGAGTCTTGGCCGACTCGGTAGCCTTGGCATGCAGCACCGCATGCAGAGCCTTACCAACCTCGGACTCCCGATCGAACACCTCGACCCCGTCGCGCTTGATCACCGGCACACCCGCCGCGAGGCACAAATCAGCAAACGCCGCGCGGAATGACTCGGTATCGTTCGCCGTCGAAATCTGAACGTCGATGGCCTGAACCGCGACCGCTTGCGCCTTGGCAAGAACTTCGCCCGCGAGAGCAGGATTGACCGACTTGGAAACAGCGACAGCGACCTTGTTTGACTTTGCCATGATATGTATATCTCCACAGATGATGTATTCCTGACATTGTCAGGAGTCAGCGAGAACACCCCGCCGACGATTCTATTATACCACTTCTCTGGTACAATGTCCAGTCAACGGCAGGCAATCGCAGCGGATTTTTGGGCGCGAATCGCAAGCCCATTACGTCGTCTAGGGTTTAGCAAAATCAAACTCAAGCCCACACAATGTGCAAATCGTTGGTGTCGTCACCCCACCGTACTGCCACCCTCCGCGCTGCGTTTACCTCCTGCGTAGCAGCGTTAAACACTCGAACTCTCACAAATCCCCACTACATTTCCAAAACTGGGCTGAACAAACCCCACCCCCTGTATATAAAAACACCCCCCGTCACTCGTTTGGTACCATGCTGTTTTTTTATATATTTATTTTGTACTATCCACGTCCATGACTGACACGGTGCTTGTTCCAGAGATTGACGAGAACATCCCGCTGCCCGCTAACGCGGCCGAAGCCTTGCCCGAGTTGTCTGCCGAGGCTGAGATCCAGATGCGTGCCCGCACAATTAAGTTGATCTCGGATCTAACAGGTACACCCCTCATCCCGACTGAGCAGGACAAGGACGAAGCCGAGAAATTGGCCCGTCAAATGATCGAAGATCCCAAGAAGCGGATCGAATTCAGTAAGTATCCGAATGAAACGATGGCGTGGCTGGCTGGAATGGTGCAGCAAAGCACGTGTTCGCTCGTAGATGACCTTGCTCAATACAAAGATTACGTGATCAACAAGCTCGTTAATGAGATCGAAACGACCTCCGACGCCAAAATTCGCGTGCAAGCCCTGACAAAGCTAGGCGAAGTGGACGGCGTAGACGCATTTAAGAAGCGTAGCGAAGTCACACACATCATTAAGCCCATCGAAGAGATCGAAAAGGAGCTTATTCAGGTCATTAACGTGCTGGAAAACGTCGAATACAAGGTTATAGAAGGCGAAAATGCAGCAGATAACGCCTGAATCGCTGCAAAAATTGAAGTTGGCGCTGCCAAACATGCCGGATAAAGACAAACGGCGGGTGGCGGAGCTACTAAAACAGTATCAAACTCAGATAACGCAGAAATTAGGTAAGGATTCCTTCTTAGATTTCATCAATCACGTGTATCCCGGCTACAAAGTCGGACCTCACCACCGCAAATTAGCCCGTATTTTCGAGGAGATTGCGGCAGGCAAGAAGAAACGGGTGATTGTTAACATTGCGCCGCGACATGGTAAATCTGAGATGATTTCTTACCTCGCTCCGGCGTGGTTTCTCGGGAAATACCCGCATAAAAAGGTCATCATGGCCTCGCACACTGCGGATCTGGCCGTGAACTTTGGTCGAAGAGTTAGGAATCTGGTTGGGAGTGACCTGTACCGTGACATTTTCCCTAATGTCGAGCTTCAAGCAGATTCAAAAAGTGCTAGTCGGTGGGGCACTAATTTTAACGGCGAGTATTTTGCTATCGGTGTTGGCGGTGCTCTCGCTGGTCGAGGCGCTGATTTGTTCATTATTGATGATCCCCACTCGGAACAGGAAGCTAAACAAGGCCGCGCAGACGTTTTTGAACCGGCTTGGGAGTGGTTCCAGTCAGGCCCAGTCCAACGATTGATGCCGGGCGGCGCGATCATCGTAGTGATGACGCGCTGGAGTAAGCAGGATCTGACCGGCAAGATCGTGGATCACATGACCCGCGAGGAAGAGGCAGATCAGTGGGAAGTGGTCGAGTTTCCCGCCATCTTGAACGAGAAACCCCTCTGGCCTGAGTTCTGGGACATCAACGAGTTGCTGGCTAAAAAAGCCAGTATGGATGTGCGGTATTGGCAAGCCCAATACATGCAACAGCCCACGTCCGAGGAAGGCGCGTTAATTAAACGCGAGTGGTGGCAGACATGGGAGGCTGAGAACCCTCCGCCATGTGAACACATCATTATGTCGCTCGACACCGCGCAAGAGAAATCCAACCGGTCGGACTACAACGCTCTGCTCACGTGGGGTGTCTTCTTTAATGAAGAGGTCAAGAACTACAACATTATTTTGCTCAACAGTATCCGCGAGCGATTGGAGTTTCCGGAGCTAAAAGAGCTTGTTCTTGAGCAGTACAAAGAGTGGAACCCGGACACCTTTATTGTTGAAAAGAAGTCCAACGGCGCGGCGCTTTATCAAGAGATGCGGCGCATGGGTGTGCCCATCAGTGAGTTCACGCCGGGTAAAGGGCAGGACAAGATATCGCGTGTAAATGCAGTATCCGATCTCTTCTCTTCCGGTATAGTCTGGGTGCCTGATCGACGTTGGGCTTGGGAAGTCGTGGAGGAATGCAATGATTTCCCATCCGGCACCCATGATGACTTGGTGGACGCCACCACCCTAGCCCTCCTCCGATTCAGGCAAGGCGGGTTCATTAGGCTCCCATCCGACGAGCCAGAACCAACTAAGTGGTTTAAGAGCCACAGACGCGAAGGCTATTACTAGGAGAATTTAGATGGCCGTCGATAAAAGTTTGATGCAGGCCCCTCTGGGTTTGGAAGCTCTCGCGGAGGAAGAACCCGCGATTGAGATCATGGTTGAAGACCCGGAGAGCATGGCTATCGGTATTGATGGCATGGTCATCGAGATGGTTAAAGATGAGCCTCGCGCTGAGGACTTCAACGCCAATCTTGCCGACTTCATGGGCGAGAACGAGTTGCAGAGTCTTGCCTCGGAACTCATTGGAAGCTACGAGCAAGATCTCTCAAGCCGCAAAGACTGGCTGGATACCTACGTTAAAGGTCTAAAGATTCTGGGCATTCGGTATGAGGATCGCACCGAACCGTGGCCGGGTGCGTGTGGTGTGTTCCACCCGCTCTTGATGGAGAGTGCGGTCAAGTTCCAGTCTGAGACCATCATGGAGACTTTCCCCGCGATGGGGCCGGTCAAGGCCAAGATCATTGGCAAGGAGACTCCGGAGAAGCGTGACTCTGCGGTTCGTGTCGCTGATGACATGAATTACCAACTGACCGAGGTGATGAAGGAGTACCGCCCGGAGCACGAGCGTCTGCTTCTCTCGTTGGCGCTTGCAGGTAACGCCTTTAAGAAGGTGTACTTCGACCCGTCCTTGGGTCGGCAGATTGCGGTCTACATTCCAGCCGAAGACATCATCGTGCCATACGGCGCGGCGAATCTGGACACGGCAGAGCGTGTTACGCACCGGATGCGTAAGACGAAGAACGAGGTTAAGAAGCTTCAGTACGCAGGGTTCTACCGAGACGTGGATCTTGGTGAGCCGATGCGAGTGATGGACGAGGTTGAGAAACAGAAGGCTGAAGATCAGGGCTTCTCGGCAAGCATGGACGACCGGTTCCAGTTGCTAGAGATGCACGTCAATATTGATTTGCCGGGCTATCCCGACGTTGATAAAGATAACAACGAGACCGGGATTGCACTCCCTTATGTCGTAACAATTGAGAAGGGGACGGGGACGATTCTTGCGATTCGCAGGAACTGGAGAGAAGACGATGAACTTAAAGAAAAGCGACAGCACTTTGTCCATTACGGATATATCCCCGGATTTGGATTTTACTACTTCGGCCTTATTCACCTTATCGGGGGACATAGTAAAGCTGCAACGTCCCTCCTTCGACAACTTGTCGATGCAGGAACTCTCTCAAATCTCCCCGGAGGACTTAAGTCTAGAGGACTACGAATTAAGGGAGACGATACTCCGATTGCACCGGGAGAGTTCCGAGACGTAGATATCCCAAGCGGCGCTATCCGCGACAACATCCTCCCGCTTCCGTACAAGGAGCCAAGTCAAACGCTGTCTGCGTTGATGGATCGCATCGTCGAAGAAGGTCGCCGCTTTGCTGCGGTGTCTGACCTCAAGATCTCGGACATGTCCTCGCAGGCTCCGGTCGGTACAACGCTTGCCGTGTTGGAGCGCGTGCTGAAGGTCATGACGGCGGTGCAGGCTCGCGTGTACTACGCGATGAAGCAGGAGTTCAAACTCCTTGCCGCGATCATTCGTGATAACACGCCAGAAGAGTATTCGTACGAGCCGGAAATCGGTGATCGCAAAGCGAAAAAGGCTGACTACGATGATGTCGATGTCATCCCGGTCAGTGATCCCAATGCGTCAACGATGTCGCAGAAGGTTGTGCAGTACCAAGCGGTTCTCCAACTTAGCCAGACCGCACCGCAACTCTACGACTTGCCATACCTGCATCGTCAGATGATTGAGACGTTGGGCGTTAAGAATGCGGATCGGATTGTGCCGTTGCCGCAAGACGCCAAGCCGCGAGATCCCATCACTGAGAACATGGATGTGATGACGGGCAAACCTGTCAAAGCCTTCATGTATCAGGATCACGAAGCGCACATCGCTGTTCACATGGCGCTGGGACAAGATCCGAAGATTGCCCAGCAGATTGGTCAGAACCCGATGGCGCAGCAGATTACGGCTGCACTTCAGGCACACATCATGGAGCACACGGCGTTCCAGTATCGCCGCGAGATCGAGAAACAGCTTGGCGCGGCGCTCCCGCCCTTGCCGCAAGACGACCGAGAAGAGTACGACCTGCCGCCTGAGTTTGAGGCGCAGTTGTCGCAGTTGGTAGCAGCCGCCGCTGCACGAGTTCTTCAGAAGGATCAGGCCGAAGCACAGATGCAGCAGGCCGCACAGCAGCAACAAGACCCGCTTGTGCAGATGCAGATGATGGACTTGCAGATCAAGCAGCTTCAGGCGCAGACCAAGGCGCAGCAGTTGCAAATGGAAGCCCAGATCCAACAGGCCGAAGTACAGCGCAAACAGCAGAAAGATGTGTTGGATGCCGCTGCCAAAGCCGACGAGTTGGAGCTTCGCAAGGCAGAAATTTCTGGTCGTCAGCAGCTTGAGGCAGCGCGTCTCGGCGTGGACATCCAGAAGGACAAGGCTGCGTTGTCTGCCAAACAGCAGATCGAAGGAGTACGTCTCGGCCTAGAAATAGGCAAGGCGCGGGATGAATCAGACATGAGGAAACAGGCTACACCGCCTGCATCTGAGGAGTAATAAATGTCCTACTCAAACGCTCTGGAATACCTTGAATCAAAACTCAAGGACGAGCGCACATTAATTGTAGATAACCTCGTTCAAGGCAAATTGGACGAAGGCGAATACAAACGCCTATGCGGGGCGTTACAGGGTCTCGACCTCGCAATGGGATACATCAAAGACCTTGCAAAGCGAATAGAGGAAGCATGAGTAACATCAATGTTGAGAGGACACAGGAAGAAGCCAAGAAAGCCAGCCTACTGCCCGAACCCCGAGGATATCGAATCCTTTGTGCTGTACCGCACGTGGAGGAAGAGTTTGAGGGAGGCATTATTAAGGCCGACGACACCAAGCGCGTTGAAGAGCAGACCACTGTAGTTCTGTTCGTCATCAAGTTGGGCGATCTTTGCTACAAGGACGAGACTCGGTTTCCAACCGGACCTTGGTGTAAAGAGGGCGACTTTGTCCTTACCCGTCCGTACACGGGGACTCGCGTGGTCATCCACGGCCGAGAGTTCCGCATCATCAACGACGACAATGTGGAAGCGGTGGTCGATGACCCCCGTGGCATCCGTCGCGCATAAGGAGTAACAAATGGCTAATGAAGAATACAAATTTCCGGACGAGGTAGAGGCAAAAGCCGAAGCCGCCCCGGAACCAGAATTCAATATTGAGATTGAAGACGACACCCCGCCAGAAGACCGGGGTCGTGTACCGCTGCCGAAAGAGGTAGTGGACGAACTGGATAAGGACGACCTTGAGGAATACTCCGAGAAGGTCAAGAAGCGTCTCTCCCAGATGAAAAAGGTCTGGCACGACGAGCGTCGTGAAAAGGAGCGTGCTTTCCGTGAACGAGAAGAAGCTTTACGGTTTGCTCAACTTCGTGAACAGGAAATTAAGCAACTTAAGAGTCGTCTTGGTAACGGTGAAAAGGCGTATATCCAAGAGGTCACTAAGTCGGCCAACAGTGAATTAGCGTTAGCTAAAGATAAACTTAAGCAGGCATATGAATCCGGAGACCCCGGTCTTATCGCTGATGCTCAGGAAATGCTGACCGACGCTAAGCTCAAGGTTAAGCAATACGAAAATTTCCGACCCTCTTTACAAGAAGAGGAATCAGTAGTACAACCAACACAACAGTACCAAGTGCCCACGGCATCTCAGTCAAGCGTCGACCCAAAAGCCGAAGCTTGGAAAGATAAAAATCCGTGGTTTGGCACAGACGAGGAGATGACCGCCCTCGCTTTGGGACTGCACGAAAAATTGGTCCGGTCTGGAGTCGATCCGCGTAGCGACGAATACTACGACCGAGTTAACGCGACGATGAGGAAGCGATTCCCCGATTATTTCGAGGAGGAGCAACCTCAAACGAAGCAGGAAGAGAAGCCTGCTCGCACAAAGCCAGCCAATGTAGTGGCTCCGGTTACGCGGTCATCCGCGCCACGTCAGATTCGTCTGACGCCGACACAGGTCATGCTTGCTAAGAAGCTTGGTCTGAGTAATGAGCAGTATGCCCGTGAACTTATGAAATTGGAGAGCAACTAAAATGGCTGAAAACAGACTCGCACGCGAACTCGAAAATCGGGAATCAGCGCAGCGCACGAAGACTTGGACTCCCCCTCAGACGCTTCCGGCCCCAAATCCGCAGCCGGGGTGGGTGTTCCGATATATCCGGACCAGTACTATGGGTGTCGCAGACCCACAGAATACCTCCGCAAAGTTCCGTGAAGGTTGGGAGCCTGTAAAGGCCGAAGATCATCCGGAGTTGATGCATCATGCCGATCCGAATTCCAAATTTAAGGGGAATATCGAGATCGGTGGCCTGTTGTTGTGTAAGGCACCGGAAGAGCTAATGAAGCAGCGTGATGACTATTACGCCATGCAAGCAAAGGCTCAACTCCAGTCCGTAGACAATAACTTTATGAGGCTGAACGACGAGCGTATGCCCCTCTTCAGTGAGAAGAAGACCACGGTCTCGTTCGGCAAGGGTAAATAACTTTTTTGGAGTGACAAATGGCATATCCTACTGTTGACAAGCCGTATGGCTTGAAGCCGATCAACCTGATCGGCGGGCAGGTGTTTGCCGGTTCGACCCGTCAGCGTCGTATTGCCTCCGGTGCTTCCAGCATCGGTTACGGCGACCCGCTGCAGTTCGCATCGGACGGCACCGTTGAAGTAACGACCGCCACGACGTTGGCCCCTGTCACCGGTTTTGCCGGTGTGTTTTTGGGCTGCACGTTCGTATCCTCTGTGACGGGTCAGCCGACCTACTCGCAGTCTTGGATTTCGGGCACTTCGGTCAAGGCCAATACGTATATTACTGCGTACGTGGTCGATGATCCGGACACCCTGTTCAAGGCTGTTGGTGTGACGGCTTCGCTCGTCGTTTCCACCACGGGTGGTTTCACGTATTCAAACGTTGGCAACAACGTGGCTCTCGTAGCCAATACGCTGAACACCACGACTGGTGATTCGCAGCAGGGTCTGTTGGTCTCGTCGGCCAGCACCACGTTGTCGTTGCCGATCCGCATCGTTGATGTGGTTGAGGACACGGCGTTTGTTTCGAGCGGTACCGTTTATTACCCCGAAGTCATCGTTAAGTTCAACGCTCCGTACGTGAACTCCGGTGTCATCGAGGGCGGTCACGCTTACAACAACCCGACTGGCGTTTAATAGGGGAGTTCTAAGAAATGGCTATTTCACGTGCACAATTACTCAAAGAGCTCCTTCCGGGTTTGAACGCCCTGTTCGGCCTTGAGTACAAGACCTACGGTGAGGAGCACAAGGAGATCTACGAAACTGAGACCTCCGAGCGTTCCTTTGAAGAAGAAACGAAGCTGAGCGGATTCTCCGCTGCCCCGGTGAAAGCCGAAGGTGCCGCCATTGCGTATGACAACGCGCAGGAAGCTTGGACGGCTCGTTACAACCACGAGACCATCGCTCTCGGCTTCTCCATCACGGAAGAAGCGGTTGAAGACAACCTGTACGACTCGCTCAGCAAGCGTTATACGAAGGCTCTTGCTCGCGCTATGGCGTACACGAAACAGGTCAAGGCGGCTTCGGTCCTTAACAATGGCTTCTCCTCGTCCTACACGGGCGGTGACGGTCAGCCGTTGTTCTCGGCCAGCCATCCGCTTGTCTCGGGCGGTACCAACAGCAACCGTTTGACGGCCTCGGATCTCAACGAAACCTCGTTGGAAGCGGCTGTCATTCAGATCGCTGGTTGGACCGACGAGCGTGGCCTCTTGATTGCGGCCAAGCCCGGTAAGCTCATTGTGCCCCCGGCGCTGATGTTCACTGCCAAGCGTCTTCTCGACACGGAACTCCGTGTTGCGACCGCTGACAACGACATCAACGCTCTCAAGGCAATGGGTTCGATCCCCGGTGGCTACACCGTGAACCACTTCTTGACCGACACGAACGCTTGGTTCCTTACGACCGACGTTCCGAACGGCATGAAGCACTTCGTACGTACCCCGCTGCAAAACAGCATGGACGGCGATTTCGACACCGGCAACGTCCGGTACAAGAGCCGCGAGCGTTATAGCTTCGGCTGGTCGGATCCGCTGGGCATGTTCGGTTCGCCGGGCGCGTCCTAATAGGTTGATGGCGACCTAGAGAGATTGGGGGGTTACAAGTAGCAATGCTTGTAGCCCCTCTTTTTTAGTGATATACAGTCGTTCATCGGGAATAACAGGTTTATCAGACAGACCCGACTGACGACATGCAGACTGATAAACCTACTCGCATGTGAGGATTTGAAATGGCACGTACAACTTTCTCCGGCCCGGTTGCCTCTGATAACGGCTTCATCGGCGCTATTGATTCCGTTTCCGCTACGATCACCAATCTGACCTGCACGACTCTGACCATCGGCAGCACCAAGCTGACCACGGGTTCGGTCTCGGGCACGGTTTCAGTTCAGACCGGTCGCATCCCGGTTCTTGTCGGTAGCACCACGCTCTACATCGGTTTGTACGCCAGTCTGGTTCCGTAAGATTTCGTGGGGGGGCGTAAGCCCCCTTCATCCATTACAGGAGACTCAGAATGGGTATGCAAACAGATGTCTTAGCTAGTAAGCCCCGTACAGATGCGGGGCAGCTACTAGACCAGAATAGCCTCGTCATTGGCCGCTGCCGCGTTAAGGCGATTTATATCGTCCCCGATGCCGCCGCTGGCGAAGTTGTGTTCAAGGACGGCGGCTCGGGTGGTCCGATCAAAATCACGGTCAACACTCTTGCTTCCTCCACCACCCCGGACTACATGCTGATCCCCGGTGAAGGTCTTCTCTTTCAAGAGAACATCTACATCGCTCCGTCAAGTGTAGTCTCGACGATGGTGATCTATGGCTAAAACTCCGGCTTGGCAGCGTGCCGAAGGCAAGAATCCCAAAGGGGGTTTGAACGCCAAAGGCCGTGCATCCTATAACCGGGCTAATCCCGGCAAGCCGGGGTTGAAGGCTCCGCAGCCTGAAGGTGGCCCTCGCAAGAAATCATTCTGCGCGAGGATGTCGGGGATGAAAAAGAAACTGACAAGCGCCAAGACTGCGAATGATCCCAACTCCCGTATCAACAAGTCCCTCAGAGCATGGAAGTGCTGATATGGAAATGGTGGTTTGGAACATGGTTCTCACGGGAATCGTGGCTATTTTGGGCTTTGTCGTGAAAGAGAAGTTTGAAGAACTCAAGCGTCTCGGCATCCTGCTCAACAGGACACGCGAAGAAGTCGCCAGAGATCACGTAACCCGTGCTGAAGTACGAGCGGATGCACAACAACTGCTTGACCGGCTTGACCGGTTAGAGCAGAAAATCGACAGATTGGTGAGTCATGCCAAGTAAATCCGGCAAACAACACCGTTTGATGGCTTTGGTTGCTAATGACCCGAAAGCAGCCAAACGATTGGGCGTTCCCCAGAAAGTGGGGAAAGAGTTCATGAAGGCTGACAAGGGTCGCAAATTCAAAGGTAAATCCAAATGAAAGAGTCCAAGGCGATGATGAAGAAAGAAGTGTCCTTCATGAAGAAGAAGGGCGCTCCGAAGTCAATGATCAAGCATGAAATGAAAGAAGCCGGAATGAAGAAGATGCGAATGGGCGGTATGGCCTATTCCAACGGCGGTTCGGCATCTAGCCGTGCTGATGGCGTTGCCAAGAAAGGCAAGACCAAGGGCAAGATGGTCAAGATGCGTATGGGTGGTTCCTGTGGCTAATCAACTTCCTAAAGGCCCCCAAGGTCCGCGCCGCTATCCCGGTCAAAACGAAGCTGCTCAAAAGCAACGCGATGCTATGCAGGCCGTTAAGAATCAGGACATGGCTAAGAAAATGCGTGAGGCTTACGAGAACTTTCAAAAAAGTCCCGAGGCTGACACTGTTGGCATGAAGGGAGGTGGTATGCCCGACTTGACCGGCGACGGTAAGGTAACTCGCGCTGATGTTCTCAAGGGCCGTGGCGTGTTTAAGAAGGGCGGTGCTGTTAAATCTTCCGCTTCCAAGCGTGCTGATGGCTGCGCTGTCCGTGGCAAGACTCGCGGGAAGATGGTCTGATGATGGCCTCTCGCGGAATGGGTGCAGTTAACCCGAAGAAGATCCCCCGTGCTAAACGCCGGGGGGATTCTAAGCCTGTTGAGGGCACGGGCAAACCCATCCGCACCTTTAAGAAAGGTGGCGAGTCCAAGGTCAATCAGGCTGGCAACTACACCAAGCCCGGTATGCGTAAGAAGTTGTTTGAGTCAATCAAGGCTTCGGCTACGCAGGGTACGGCGGCAGGTCAGTGGTCGGCTCGCAAGGCGCAGTTACTAGCCAAGCGGTACAAGGAGAAGGGCGGTGGATACCGAGACTGATTTGGAGATGTTCAAAGCGAAAGTTCAGGCCGAACTTAATCGGCTTGAAGCGCAGTCGTCTGCCAAAGATGTTGCCGGTAAAGCCATCGGCAAAGATGGCCTGAAATATATTACGGCTATCGTCGTAATCGGTGTTGTCTCCAGCCTTTTCTTGGACAACGACAAGATTGCTGCCGTGATGGGGCTGCTTGGCGCATCTCTAACTGCTTTGATCTCCATGCTGAATGGCATTGCAGGCACGGTTGAGAAAGAAGAGAAGCCCGAGTACGGGGTCATCAAGGAACTTATTGCTAAGTTGGATCGACTGGATCGCAAAGAGATGCCGATGCGGGTCGATGTTGAGGGAGACCATGTTGTTGTCACCAAGGGTGACGATGTGGTGAAGGCAAGCCGATGAAGGCTCCGCAACAGTCCCTGAAGGCGTGGACGGCGCAGAAGTGGAGAACGAAGAGTGGTAAACGATCTTCTGACACGGGCGAAAGGTATCTACCAGAGGCTGCGATCAAAGCTCTCAGCCCTGCTGAGTATGCCCGAACCACTGCCGCCAAGCGAAAAGGTAAAGCCCAAGGCAAGCAGTTCGTCGCGCAGCCCAAGGGTATATCGCAAAAAACCCGTGCGTATCGTCAAAGGGGCAAAGGGTAAATAAATGGCCTACAAGACTACAGCAACGACGGACTTTAACCTTGATCTCAATACGATCATCGAAGAAGCTTTTGAGCGTTGTGGTGCTGAGTTGCGGACGGGTTACGACTTCCGTACCGCCAAGCGCAGTCTTGGTCTATTGCTCATGGACTGGGCAAACCGTGGTATTAACCTCTGGACGTTGGAGACCGGTACCCAAACTCTGACGTATAACGTCGGTACGTACGACTTGCCGGTAGACACGGTTGACCTGCTTGACCATGTAATCCGTACCGGATCTGGGACGAACCAGCAGGACATCAATATCTCGCGTATTTCATCCAGTACCTACGTGTCGATTCCTAACAAGAATGCGACAGGTCGCCCCATTCAGATCTGGATTAATCGGCGTACGGGCGCAACGGATGCAGCGGGGGCTATAGTCTATCCCCAGTTCACGGTATGGCCGAAGCCCGATAACAGCACGACTTGGACGTTGTTTTACACGCGCCTCGTTCGTATGACTGATCCCGGCACAGGCGTAAACGGTCAGGACATTCCGTTCCGCTTCCTGCCCTGTATGGTGGCAGGACTGTCTTACATGCTGTCGATGAAGATCCCCGGTGCGGAAGCCCGCACGCAGATACTGAAAGCTCAATACGACGAGGCTTGGGATCTGGCGGCTGGTGAAGACCGCGAAAAGGCGGCGGTGCGGTTTGTGCCACGTGAGAGTTTCTTGGGTGGTTACTAATGCCAAACAGGTTTGCAAGTGGCAAACACGCTATCGCGATGTGCGACCGGTGTGGGTTTCAGTACAAACTCCGCCAGTTGAAGTCGATAGTGATCAAGACCAAGAACGTGAATATCTTGGTCTGTCCGGAGTGCTGGGAGCCAGATCAGCCGCAGTTGTCGCTTGGTCTATACCCCGTGGACGACCCGCAGGCGTTGCGGAATCCAAGGCCGGATACGAGCTACTTTGCGGTGGGCAATGACGGTGCAAACGGTAGCCGTCAGATACAATGGGGCTGGGCACCGGTAGGCGGGGCCAGAGCAGATGATGCAGGATTGACTCCAAACGACCTAGCGCCGCTTGGAGAAGTTGGGACGGTTACGGTCGTTACGACCTAGGAGACTGAGATGAGCATTAAAGATATGCTGAAGGCGCATATGAAGAAGGGTAAGGGTGCTCACCCTGATCCGGCTGTTAAGAAAATGCGTGCTGGCGGTAAAACCAACAGCGACATGAAGAAGTACGGTCGTGGCATGGCGAAGGTGATGAACCAGCGCAGCCCGATGCGTGGCTCTTCTGGCCCGAGGTAAGTGCCATGAAAGATATGGGCAAGATCAAGCCGAACACTGACTCGACGGGTCGCAACGGCTACCCTGAAAAGGATGTAAACAAGGGCGTCACCCACATGGATATGAAGGGTGCCGGTGCTGCCACGAAGGGTAAGAAATTCGTGTCGCAGATCAACCTTGAGAACAACGCTAAGTATCGGTCGGGCTGGTCGCCGTGAACTACTCTCAGCTTTCTACACTGATTCAGGACTACTGTGAGTCCACGGAGCAGAGCTTCGTGGCGAACATTCCTACGTTTGTGCAGTTAGCTGAAGAGCGGATCTACAACACGGTTCAACTCCCGGCCATTCGTAAGAACGTGACGGGCAGCACGAGCAACGGCAATCAGTATCTTACTCTGCCGTCTGATTGGCTCTCGACGTTCTCAATGGCCGTGATTGATCCGGTGACTCAGGACTACGAGTATCTGCTGAATAAGGATGTGAACTACATCCGTGCGGCGTACCCGCCTCCGACCAGCACCGGTAAACCCGCGTATTACGCCATCTTCGATGACACAACGATGTTGCTCGGGCCAACACCTGATGCGGCGTATACGATTGAACTGCACTATTACTACTACCCAGTATCCATCGTCACAGCGGGCACTTCTTGGCTCGGCAACAACTTTGAGACGGTGTTGTTGTATGGTTCTTTGCGCGAAGCCTATACGTACTTGAAAGGCTCCGAAGACATGATGAACTACTACGAGCAGAAGTATCAGGAGTCGTTGGGTCAACTGAAACGTCTTGGTGATGGCTTGGATCGTCAGGATGCGTATCGTTCTGGTCAAGTTAGGATTCCGGTGACTTGATGTTTAGTGCAGGTTCAGAAATCGGTCAGGTATTTGTCCAGACCACTGATAACCGTGAGCATACGGTTGAAGAGATTGCAGAGCGTGCGGTTAATCGTGCGCTTCGCGTGGACACGCGAGAAGGTTTGAAACAGGTGCTGATCAAGTATCTGCAAGAGGCGCAAGACTCGGCCTTGAAGAATGCGCGACGTACGTTGATTGAACAAGGCTTTAACGACGCCGCTGAGCGTTTAGGAGACTGACATGGCTATTACTCAGGCAATGGCAACGTCGTTCAAGGTCGAGATCCTTGACGGCATCCATAATTTTGGTACCGGCGTGATCCGCGCTTCGACGGCTGCGGATGTGTTCAAGCTGGCCCTGTATACCTCTTCGGCTACGTTGAGCGCCACGACCACGGCGTACTCTTCGGCTGACGAGGTTTCGTCGTCTGGTACGAACTACCCGGCTGGTGGTTTGACGCTAACGATCTCGCAGGTGCCGACTTCAAGCAGTACGACTGCTTTTATCGACTTTGATGATCTGACGTTCCCAAGCGCCACGATTACGGCCAACGGTGCGTTGATCTACAACTCGACTCAGGGCAACAAGGCTGTTGCAGTGCTGGCGTTTGGTGGTGACAAGACCTCGACGGCGGGTAACTTCACTATCCAATTCCCGGCTGCTGCGGCTTCGACTGCTATCCTGCGTATCGCTTAATCGGAGGGTTACATGGCCCTCGTACTTGCGGATCGCGTCCTAGAGACGACGACCACTGCTGGTAGTGGCACGATTACCTTGGCTGGAGCAGAGCCGGGGTATCAGTCATTTTCGGCGGTTGGTGACGGCAACCAGACCTACTACACCATTACGGCAGATACTGCTTGGGAAGTAGGCATCGGCACATACACGGCTTCGGGGACAACGCTCTCCCGAGATACGGTGCTGAGTTCTAGCGCGAGCGGCGCGAAGGTTACGTTCCCCGCAGGTGTTAAGAAGGTCTTTGTTACCTACCCATCTGAGAAATCAGTCAACCTCGACGTATCGGGCAATATCAGTCTTTCGTCAGCCGTTATTTCAGGCGTTGGATATCCAAGCGCGGATTCCGATGCGGCTACCAAGTTGTACGTTGATACGCTGGCTGCGGAAGGTATTAGCTACCATGAGCCGGTCAAGTATGAAGTGCCCAACACAACGGGCAACCTGAATGCAACGTATAACAACGGTACGGCTGGTGTCAGTGCGACTCTGACCAATGCGGGTACGTTGGCTGCATTTGTGCCGGATGGCGTGACTGCATCCATCAGTGATCGTGTTCTCGTATACAACCAGACCAACGCTGCTCAGAACGGTGTCTATACCGTTACGGTTGTTGGCAATGGATCTACGGCATGGGTTCTAACTCGTGCTACGGACGCTGATACGTACGGAGTAAAAACTCCAAATGCTTTGGGTGCTGGCGATGCGTTCTATGTTACTTCGGGTAACACAGGCGCTGGCGAAACTTACGTTTGCAATACCCCCGGCGTTATTTCGTTTGGTTCAACGGCAATTACCTTTGCTCAGATTTCTTCGGCACAGGTCTATCAGGCCGGTAACGGCATTTCGCTGACGAATACGGTTATCTCTCTTGCCACGCCTGTTGCAGTTGGTAATGGTGGTACGGGAATTTCGTCTACGCCGACCAACGGTCAGTTGCTGATCGGCAACGGCTCAAACTACACGCTCTCGACTCTTACGGCAGGATCAGGTGTTTCCATCACAAACAGTGCTGGCAGCATCACGCTTTCTGCGACGGGCTTGGGTGGTACGGTCACGGCTGTCACGGCGACTGGGCCTTTGGCTTCGTCGGGCGGCACGGCTCCTAACATCAGCATTGCCAACTCGACGGGTACCGGTAGTGTTGTTCTTGAGAACAGCCCGTCAATCTTCAGTGCCACGATCACGGCTGCACTCAGCGCATCTATAACGACGATCACGGGTTCGTCGGCCAACATTACGACCGTAACGGGCACGACTGCTGGGTTTAGTAGCGCCAATATCACTCACGCTGGCATTACTTCTGCCACGGTCACGACGCTCTCTGGCACGAACGTAACCTACTCAAGCGGAACAGTAAGCCAACTGGCCGCGACCTCTGCGACTATCGCAACTGTCTCGGGTACGAACGCTACCTACTCAAACGGTAACTTCACGAGTGCAACGGTCACGACCGTTTCCGGCACGACGGCCACCTATACTTCGGCCACGGTCACGAACCTGAATGTGACCAGCGTCACGCTAAGCAATCTGAGTATTGCTTCGGCCAACATCACGACGCTGACTGGTACGAACCTTACGTACACTTCCGGCACGATCACGACGCTGAAATCTACTAGCGCCACGATTGATAACCTTAAATCTACGTCGGCTGATATCACGACCCTAACGGGCACGACGTTTGGTACGACGGCAACAACTCAGTTGCGCGGTGCGTCTGGTTCTATTACGACTCTCTCCGGTACGACGGTAACGTACTCCTCTGGCACCATCACGAACCTTGCCGCAACGTCAATCACGGTAACAAACACTCCGGCTTTTGTTGGCAACGGCACGCTCACGATGAACGTGTCTGGCACGGGTTTGTCCGGTTCTCAGACGTTTACGGCTAACCAGTCTGGCAACGCGACTTTCACGGTTACGTCGAACGCGACAAGTGCAAACACTCTAGGAGCAATAGTTGCTCGTGACACTAGCACTGGTGGCTTTACTTGCGGGGATATAAACGCGCAGCGTCCTGCTTCGCCTACAACCGGCGTAATTTTCTTAGGTAATACTGGCACAAGGTATGTGTTTTTTGATGGCACTAACTATGTTATGCCTAACGGTCAGCTTGACGTAAATGGGCAGCGTGTTCTCAACGCTGGCAACTACAGCAGCTACGCTTTGCCGTTGAGCGGCGGCACGATGACCGGCCAGATTACGACTCGTGTAACGAGTGGCACCACTCCAATAGTCAACGCAGCAGGGTCAAACTCATTACAAGTAATGGGTGACGCTAGTAACGGTGCGTGGTTTTCATTCCATCGTTCTGGTGCTTACGCCATCAATATGGGTCTTGATACGTCCAACGTATTGACTTGCGGTGGGTGGAGTGACGGCGCTAACTACCGATGGCAGGTGGACGCATCTGGCAACTTTACCGCCCGTGGCAACGTAACTGCGTATTCAGATGAGCGGGTAAAGAAGAATTGGCGACCGGTGCAGGAAAACCTAATTGAAAAAATTTCTGCCGTAAAAAGCGGTGTGTATGACAGAACAGACTCTGAATTAACGCAAGTCGGTGTCTCGGCACAGTCACTCCGTGAGGTTCTTCCAGAAGCCGTTTTAGAATCAAACGGTGGTGAGCTATCTGTGGCTTACGGAAACGCGGCGCTAGTTGCTGTAATAGAACTCGCAAAAGAAGTTATTAAATTGAAGGCAGAAGTAGAAGCTCTGAAGAGGAAGTAAGCCATGCCACTTCCAGCATCAGGTTCAATATCTATCTCTCAAGTATCTGTTGAGCTAGGTCGCGCTTCGACTGCGACCACTTCATTAGGTGAGTCTGCTGTTAGAACACTCGCTGGTGTTCCGACTGGCGCTATCTCCATGAGTAACCTCTGGGGTAAGTCAGCATACAACGGCCCTCCTACTGTTGAATATCTTGTTGTTGCTGGAGCAGGTGGTGGCGCTGGCGGTACTTGGGTTGCATTTTATGTCGCGCCATATTACTACCTACAAATTAACCCCGGCGGTGGCGGCGGCGCGGGCGGTTATGTAACTGCCTCGGGGTTTGCAATTACTCAGGGAACAACATACACAGTTACAGTCGGCGCAGGTGGTTCCGGTGGCGTTGCTGGCGTTAATGGCAATCAAGGCTCAAATTCCGTTTTTTCTTCTGTTACCGCAGGAAGTGGGGCGGGAGGTGCAAATAACCAAAACGGAAATAACGCGTCTTTAGGTAGCGGTAGCGGTGGCGGTGGTTCCGGTAACTACATAAATGACGGCGGCTTTTATAGTTTTAGTCACGTAGACAACCGACCGGGAGGCAGTGCGGGCTCTCAAGGTAGTGCTGGTGGTACTGCAAGTTTAGGCTCCTATTCTGGTGCGTCTGGCGGTGGCGGCGGTAAGGGTAGCGCAGGCACTGTTAATGGCGGTTCTGGTGCCACATTTGATGGCGTTACATACGCTGGTGGCGGTGGCGGCGGCGGACAGGTTGATGGCCCTGCTGGAACCGGTGGTAGCGGTGGCGGCGGTAATGGCGGTGTCACATCTGGTGGCGGCACTCGAAACGGATTTGCTGGTAGCGCAAACACAGGCGGTGGAGGAGGCGGCGCTTCAATGCTTTTTGGGTTCGTTACTTATACTGGCGGTAACGGCGGTTCCGGCGTGGTAATCATCCGCTATTCCGACACCTACTCAGCGGCAGCGGCTACAACAGGCTCTCCGACATACACTGTTGCTGGCGGATTTCGCAAATACGTATTCACCGGTTCCGGTTCGATTCGGTGGTAATGTATGGCTCACTTTGCAAAACTAGACGCAAATAACGTCGTTTTGGATGTCATCGTTGTTAATAACGATGTTGTGCATAATTTGCCGTTTCCAGAGTCGGAACCTATTGGCGTGGCTTTTTGCCAATCCCTCTATGGTCTGGATACGCTATGGAAGCAAACCTCATATAACAATAGTTTCCGAGGACACTACGCTGGAATTGGATACACATACAATCCATCAACCGACGAATTTGTTTTGCCGCCTGCTCCTCCGTTGTCTATTGAAATAGCAGAAATTCAAGCCAGAACTGGTGATCTTAACCATGAGCAGTTGAGTGAATCGGAGTTGCCGTAATGATATTTCATAAAGCAACGCAGAAAGCATTTATCTGTCCAACCAAGGTTGGTACGTTCACGACTATTCATTTTTTGAAAAATATTGGGTGGAAGTCGCTTGGCGGCCCTCATCAATTCTTTGGTGAACTTGCTGAAAAATATCCAAACCTTTTGCAATACCAAGTTTATTGTTTTATGCGAGACCCGCTTGCAAGGTTTGAAAGTATTATTCTTCATTTGAAGCAGATGCCGTATACCCGTGATGACTTTAAGAACGTCATTGATGAGCAAGGTATTGGCAAAACCCCAGAACAGATTTCTTACGATGAAGTCGTAAATATATTTCCGGCCTTGTCTATTAAATTTGAAATGCTGTTTAAGCAACAGACCGCGTGGTTTACGCACCCAAACATTCAGGCGCTAGACTTTCAAAACATGGAAGCCGAGTTGCGCCGGGTGTCTAGTAATACCGATCAACCACTAGTTCGTTATAACGCTTCTACTGACTTTGGCCGTAGCGTTATTACCGACAAGGTTCGTGCTTTTGTGCGCGAGTATTACGCTACTGACTATACGTTAATCAAAGACCGACTAGGTAAGGAATACTAGCGAATGCTTGGCTTTACCCCATTTGCTGCCGCGCCATTTGCTGATCTTGGTAGCGGCAATGTAAATGTACAGGTTACTGGGGTAGAGGCCACCGGTCAGCTTGGTGATGTCGTTGTTATTGCCCAAGCCGATGTATTCCCGAACGGCGTAGCAGCCACGGCAGAACTGGGTGTTGTAACCATCCAGATCATCTTCATTATTGAAGTAACGGGCGTTGAGGCTATTGCGGTTCTTGGTGACGCTCGTGCCGCAGCATCGGCTAATGCTCCGGTAACTGGAGTTCAGGCTTCAGGGGCTGTTGGTGACGTTACGGTTGTTGCCGAATCTGTCGTATTCCCAGTAGGGGTTGTCGGCACGGGGCAAACCGGAGACGTATTTGTTACCGGTATTGCGATTTTCTCCGTTACCGGCGTTGTGGGCACAACCCAACTCGGTACGGTCACGGTCAGTATCCCCAAAGATGTCCCGGTCACAGGGGTATCGGCGTCGGGTGCAGTCGGTACGGTCAGTGTCACAGGCACGGCTATCGTATTCCCAACCGGCGTTACCGGAACCGGCGCTATTGGTCAAGTCCTTGTTTGGGGTAAGATTGTCCCAGTTCCGACCGGGCCTTGGACTCCTGTGGACGATTCGCAGGCAGGTACATGGACACCGATTGACGACACACAAACGCCTAACTGGATAGAAATTGCGGCGTGAGGTTTTAAATGGCTAGTACATACTCAACCAACCTTGCTATCGAACTGATCGGAACAGGTGATCAGGCCGGTGCATGGGGTAACACCACCAATACGAACCTCGGCACGCTCATTGAGCAGGCTATCTCGGGGTACGTCACGCAGGCAGTTGCTACCGGAACGGATACGTCGATCACGATCCCGAACGGTGCCACGGGTGTGGCTCGTAACATGTATATCGAGTTGACGGGCACGGGTGGTACGAATACCAACCTGATTGTTCCTGCCAACAAGAAACTATACTTCATCTACAACAACACCGCGTCTGGTCAAGTCACGGTCAAAGTGGCTGGTCAAACAGGCGTGTCTGTGCCGAATGGCAAGAAAATGGTGTTGGTGTCTAACGGCACCGATATCGTCAACGGCCTGAATTACATCGCTGACTTTGGTACGAACAGTTTCACTGTCACTAATTTGACGGCAACCTCGGCCAGCATCACGACGCTGACGGGCACTTCTGCCAATATTACGGCGCTGACGGGTACGACAGCCGGGTTTAGTAGCGCCAACATCACTACTCTTAGCGGCACCAATTTCAGCGCAACTAGCCTAACGTTAGGTAGTGCGTTGCGGGTTTCGCAGGGTGGTACGGGCAGCAGCCTCACCCCATCTAACGGGCAACTTCTGGTTGGCAATGGTACCGGCTATACGCTCAGCACTTTGAACGGTGGCCCCGGCGTTGGTATTACGAATGCGGCGGGTTCAATCACCATCACGGCAACAGGCACAGGGTTCATTGCTTCTGTTAATGCGACTTCACCCCTTCAATCAACGGGTATTCAGTCAATCGTCATAAGTCTTGCTAGTGCCGTGCCGGTGTCGCTGGGAGGTACAGGGCAAACTTCTGCGCCGTCTAATGGGCAACTGCTAATTGGTAACGGATCAAGTTTTGTTCTCTCGACGTTGACTGCCGGTACCGGCATGACGATTACCAATGCAAGCGGCAGCATTACGCTTAGTTCAGCGGGTTTGCCGACGATGAATATCGTTTCCGGCACGACTCAGGCTGCTGTAAACAATAACCACTACGTTCTGACCAACGGTTCTGCTACGACTGTGACACTACCTTCTTCGCCTTCGGCTGGTAACGTAGTTTGGATCACGGTGGCTAATGGATTGACGACTAACGTCGTTGCTCGCAACGGACAGAACATCAATAGCATTGCTGAAGATATGACTATCAATAGTGCATACGCAGGTATTCAGTTGCGCTATGCCGATGCAACGAGAGGATGGGTATTTACATGAGTACGCTTACGCAGTTTTTGCCGCAGACCGGCATCAAGTCAATTCAACGCGGTGTCACGGGTTCAGTGGCAGCAACTGGCACAGAATCAATCACTATCAGTTCAGTCGATACTAATAAAAGCATTTTAACGAATTTGGGTACTACAGCTACAAATACAGCCACGTATTTTACCGCCCAAGGATACTTTGAGTTGACTAGCTCAACTAATATCAACTTTCAAAACGGCTCCAGTGGTAACAGCGTAAAAGGTGCTTGGCAGCTTGTGGAGTATTACTAATGCGTTACTACTACGTTCAGCTTGATAAAGACAATATTGTTAAGAATGCTCTTGATACGTTTGCTCCAATTAACCAGTCCAACATGATTCAGACTGATCGCTTTCGTTCTGATCTACTTGATTGGAAGTACGAGAACGGTCAGTTTTATCCGCCTCCTCCGCCTGTAGAGGGCTAAGCCATGATGACCTTAGTCTCGACGTTCCTCTCGTTTCTTGCTGGTGGATTGCCCAAGATCTTGTCGATCTTCCAAGACCGGCAGGATAAGAAGCACGAACTCGCCCTCGTTGCTGCTCAGAAGGAGCGTGAGTTGGCTCTGGCCGAGCGAGGCTTTCTGGCACAGGCACGGGTGGAAGAGATCAAGCTGGAGCAGATCCAGACTCAGACCGCTGCCGAGGAACGTCAGGCTCTCTATCAGCACGACATCGAAATTGGCAAAGGTGCATCACAGTGGATGATCAATCTTCGCGCCAGCGTCCGTCCGGTCGTGACGTACATCTTCGTGCTGGAACTCGTGGCGCTGAATGTCGCCGGGGTTTGGTATGCGTACACTACGGGCATCCCTTTTGCGATTGCGATGGAGAATGTCTTCTCGGACGACGAGATGCTGATTCTGTCCTCGATCATCGCCTTTTGGTTCGGCACTCAGGCATTCAATAAGAAGTGAAAGTCTCTGCTGCCGCCATCGACATGATCAAGCACCATGAGGGGGTGAGGACAAAGCCTTACCGCTGCCCTGCCCTCTTGTGGACTGTCGGCGTCGGCCACGTGATTGACCCTACCCATGCTGCGGTGAAGTATGAGGAGCGCAAGAATCTACCGATACCCGCAGGTTGGGATCGCGTCCTCTCTATGGGAGAGGTGGATACTATTCTTGCTCAAGACCTTGGCCGGTTTGAGCGTGGCGTTCTTCGACTTTGCCCTGCTGCTTCTGGTCGCCAAGGAGTCTTTGATTCTCTCGTATCTTTTGCCTTCAACGTGGGACTGGGAAATCTTCAGAGATCTTCTCTCCGGATGAAGACCAACCGGGGGGAGTTTGACGAGGCGGCTGATGAGTTCCTGAAATGGACGAAGGCGGGTGGTAGAGTTCTGCCGGGTTTGGTTAAAAGGCGCAACGACGAACGTTCGTTGTACCTGTCAGGAGTACGGTAATGCCACTCACGAAACTGGAGTTCCGACCGGGTATCAATAGAGAGTCTACTAGCTATGCCAACGAGGGCGGCTACTACTCTTGCGATAAGGTACGGTTCCGTTCAGGTTATGCCGAGAAGATTGGTGGTTGGGTTAACCAGACTACTGACGTATTCAAAGGCATGTGCCACACCCTGTGGAACTGGATTACGTTCGGTGGCAGCAACCTGCTGGCTGTCGGTACCAACACCAAGTATTACATCGAGAACACGGGTACGTATCACGACGTTACCCCGCTGGCTTTTTCAGGCACGATTGCTGCCAACCCGTTTACGACGACGAACGGAAGCCTTCTTGTTACCGTCACTCATTCTGGCCATGCGTCAACGATTGGTACCTACGTTACGTTTTCTGGCGTATCCAACAGCGGCGTTATCAACGGTATCAACTTTGACGGCGAGTTCCAGATTGTCGGCATACCTACGTCCAACTCTTACGAGATCGTAGCCCCCAACGTCGCTACGGGATCTGGGTCTGGCGGTGGATCGCTTGTCATCGCTCAACTTCAAATCGCGGCTGGTTTGCCTACGTATTACGGTGGTGTCGGTTGGGGTATGCCGCCTTGGGGATCAGGCGGATGGGGTTCTGCTTTGTCGTCAGGTACGGAAGCACGACTGTGGTCGCAAGACAACTTCAACGATGACCTGATCTTTAACTACCGTCGCGGCCCGATCTATTACTGGCCGTTAGATCTAGCAAATTATGATCGTGCGGTACTGCTTTCCGATATTGCTAACCAAACAGTACGTGCCACAACAACGGCTGCGTTCTCTCTATCGGTAACGACAATTACGGTTGCTGATCCGTTTGGTATTGAGTCAGGCGCGGTCTTGGTGGGTACTGGAATACCGACTGGAACCTACGTTACTACGGCCTATGCAGGCGGCACCTCTGTGCCTATTTCTGCTCCTACCAGTGCTTCAGCCACCATCTCGACAATTACGATCAGTTACGCCGGGCGGCACATTCCTGAGCAGACCAGTCAGGTCATGACCTCTAGCGTGAGTAACTTTACGATTTGCTTTGGCGCTAACCCATATAGCCCTGATACGTTCACGGCAGACTTTGATCCGATGCTTGTACGCTGGTCAGATGCAGATAACGCCTATGATTGGGTGCCTGTAACAACGAACCAATCTGGTGAGCAGCTTTTGTCGCATGGTTCGTTCATCCAGTGTGCGCTTGATACTCGTCAGGAAATCTTGATTTGGACGGACGCTGCGCTCTTCTCCATGCAGTACCTTGGCCCGCCGTACGTGTGGGGCATCAACTTGTTGATGGACAACATCTCCATCATCTCCCCGAACGCTGCCATCACGGTCAACAACGTGACCTACTGGATGGGTGTAGACAAGTTCTACTCGTACTCTGGTCGTGTTGAAACGTTGCCTTGCACGCTTCGTCAGTATGTCTATACCGACATCAATACGAGCCAGTACAGTCAGATCGTGTGTGGCACGAACGAAGGTTATAACGAGATCTGGTGGTTCTACCCATCTGCTGACAGCATCGTAAACAACCGATACGTCATCTATAACCATCTGGAACGTATTTGGTATTACGGAACGATGGATCGTACGGCATGGCTAGATTCGCCGGGGCTTCGTCAGTACCCGCTTGGTGCTTTCAGCGTTGCCAATACTTATTTGACCAGCGCTGGTATTAGTTCTTCTGCAACGATACTGCCTGTACTAGACGTAAGTTCGTATCCCAATACAGGCACGGTCATAATCAACTCGGAAGAAATTACTTATACCGGCAAGGGCGATACCGTACTTAACGGCTGCATACGTGGTGTAAACGGAACTACGGCGGCAAGCCATGTTGGTTATAGCCCGGTTACATTCAGGGTGCAGAACCAGATTCTGTTCCATGAGATTGGCAACGATGACGTATCTCAGTCTCCGTCGCTGCCGATTGAGGCGTACATTGAGTCGTCGGACTTTGATATCTCTGACGGTGAGACGTTTGGTTACGTCTGGCGCATGTTGCCTGACCTGACATTTGCTGGCTCTACGACAAGTACGCCGACTGTAACTTTGACGGTTCGTCCCCGGCAGAACTCGGGTTCTAACTATACGGCGGCAGATAGCCCGACCGTGACCCGTACTTCGACGATTCCGATTCAGCAGTATACGGGGCAGGTATATACACGTGTCCGTGGTCGTCAGATGGCGTTCCGTCTAGACTCGACCGATAAGGGCGTGGCTTGGCAGATGGGTGCCATGCGTATTGATGTGAAGCCGGACGGTCGCCGCTGATGGCATTCCAAGACGGCCCAATTAGGAACATCGCTAACCCGAGCTTGCCGGTTGCTCCGGTCAGTTATGAGCAGCGATACATGGATCAGTACAGCAACGTACTGCGCCTGTTCCAAAACCAAGTCGTCAACGCCATCAACGCGCCACTGCCTCACGGGTCTTTCTACGACACGACGACCCAGACCAATCCGGTAGCCAATGCTGTCAATTTGATGAAGGTCAACAGCACTTACGATGCTGGTGCTGGTACGGCGTATGCCATTCAGAAAGACACTACCCGCATCTACATCACGCAGACTGGCGTATACAACATTCAGTTTTCGGCTCAGTTAGATAACGTAGGTGGCGGTAATACGTCGGTTTATATCTGGCTGCGGGTCAACGGAATCAACGTCGCCCACTCCGCTAGTAAGGTTGCCATTGCTGGCCCAAACGACGAGAAAGTGGCTGCTTGGAACTTTGTAATAACTCTCAAGGCCAACGACTACTTTGAACTTGCTTGGGCGTCACCCAGTACGGACGCAGTGCTGCTCTACGCCGCAGCCAGCGGGAACATTCCGGAGATCCCGTCCGTTATCATAACGGTCACTTGGGTGTCCAATGTCGCGCTTTGAAGTGTTAACATCCACGAAACTTGACCCCGTGGGGGGAGTATGTACAACAACGACCCGAAATTCATGAATCCCCCCGAGGCGGGTCTAGCCTCCCTTCTGGCCTCCCGTGGTCGGAACGGGGATTCCGTGTTGGTTCACATGGCTCCCGAAGAGGTTCAGGGCTTACAGAAACTTGCCTTGGCCCACGGTGGTAGCCTAACGATTAACCCGGAAACGGGTCTTTACGAAGCCTCGTTTCTCAAGAAACTGCTCCCCACGATTGCCGGTGCGATCCTTAACACCGTGGCTCCCGGTATCGGCGGGACTATTGGCAAGTTCTTTGGTCTTTCTGGTGCCGCTGCTAGCACTTTGGGCACCGGACTTCTTGTCGGCGGTGCGACAGCCCTGATTGAGGGCGACCTGAAGAAGGGCTTGATGGCGGGTCTTGGGGCGTATGGCGGTGCGAACCTCGCACAATCGTTGCAGGCTGCAGCCGCAGCGCCTGTTGCACCTTCGGCTGAAGAAGTAGTCAAGGCGGCGGAAGCCACCGATGCGGCCAAGAGTATTGTCGGTGCGGGTGAAGGCGCGGTAATGAACCCATCTGTACCGGCTGATTTAATGGGGCCACCTGATGTGGCCTCCGGTATGGGGGGAAGTTTTACAAGACCCTCTTTAGGTGGCGCACAGTTTGACAAGGCTGGCAACTTAATAATGTCGGAAGCCTTGAGTAAGCCGACTTCTGTAAGCGGTTTGCCGGGGATACTAGAGGGTGGGAAAAGTCTTCTTACCAATCCCAACGCTCGTGGTGCGTTTATGCAGGGGTTGGGTGGCGGCTTTGAGTCCCCGATGGCTCAGAACTTGTCCCGCTATGCCACCTTTGCTGGCGTGGCCGATGCCTTTACGCCTGAATATGAAATGCCAAGTGGGGAGGAAGAAGGCGCTTCGGTTTACATACCCGGTGCCGTTAACCCCATGTACGGTTATGGCGGTCAGTATTCCTATTTCTTGCCGGGACAGTATTACAAGAGAACCAAACAAGGACTTGTTCCATACAATCCTTACGCGATGGCACCGGGGGTTCGCAGCGCCGCTGGCGGCGGTTTGATGCAAGTACTTGGTCAACAGCGATCTATACCGCAGCCCTCGCAGCCTTATCCGTATCCCAATCAGAACTACCCACTCTCCACGGTAGCGCAGACTAATTACTCTGCAAATTCTCCGCAGGGTCGAGAGATTCTGAGTGGCTACGATGCCAAGATTGATCCATTTACCGGGGAAGAGAAGTTTGCAGATGGTGGCGAAGTAGGTGTGGCTCCTCCTAAAGGACCGCCGCTCGTAACGCTTCCGGTGGAACCGCCCGTTGGCCCACCACCTGTAATTCTACCGCCTGATAATCCGTTTGATCCGGCGCGACAGCGATATATAGACATGATCAATGCGCCGCCCAAGCCTCCGGTTGATACGAAGGCCGCTATGGATTACGTGGCGGATCTAAATCGTCGCGCCAAGAATCCTGAGTTTATTGCGTTCCCGCCGGGTGGAATTGGTGGTGGCACGGGTGGAGATCCGAATAAACCGCCTCCGGATAAACCTGATCCTGATTGTCAGGCAGGGTACACGTATGACCGTGCTGCAGGCGCGTGCGTGCCTATTGGTTCTGTTACAAATCCCCCCGCTCCCCCACCAAGCCCACCGGGTCCGCCGGGGACTACCATCACGCCGCCACCGGGTCCGGCTAAACCACCTGCTAAAAAGGACGAGCCTAAAAAGGACGAGCCTGTAAAAACAGGTGAAGAAGGTGACGAAGATAAAGGTCTCTTAGACAAACTGACGGACTATGGTACGCAAGCCCTAATCAACATGGGTTTGTCCTCTATCAATCCGTACCTTGGCCTTGCATATTCAGCCTATCGGATGTTCCCGAAGAAGACGCAAAATCAAATTAAAAAGTATTTTGGTCTAAGGGTAACGGACGAGGCTGGCAACCCAATACCGGATCTGACTGATGAAGAAAAAGCCTCTACTGAAGAGATGCTTCAGCAGATGTATAGAGACGCAGCAGCCGCAGGTGAAACTACTCCCAATAAACCGGGCAGTGGTGGCGTAGGCATTCCGGGTGGAACCGGAGGCAGTGGGCGTCCAACCGGAGGCAATCCTGCATTTAGAGCGCCGGGTTCAGGTCGAGTTACGGTTGTTGGTAATGATGGTAGAACCTACTATCAAAGATCAGATGGTACCTACGAGGACGAAGATGGTAATCCGGTAGATGAAGACGGGATGCCTATTCAAGATACTCGCGTTGGTCCGATGTATGGTGGCGGTCGAGTTCGCGCTATGCAGGCCGGTGGCATGACTGCACCTCCGATGCCTATGCCTCCTCCGAATAATCCGTATGGCGCTGCTGTCGGTGAAGACTATAACTTTGGTTTCTCAGGTGGTGGCGCAATGCCAACTGAGTACTTGGCTGGCGGCAAACTGCTTGAAGGCGAAGGCGATGGAATGTCTGATGATATCCCTGCCGTGATTCGCGGTAAGGGTGTACAACGTGCTGCATTGGCTGACGGCGAGTTCGTCGTACCGGCTGATGTTGTATCGCATCTCGGTAATGGCTCCACCAAAGCAGGAGCCAAGAAACTTTACGCAATGATGGATCGGATACGTGAGGCTCGCACGGGTAGGACTAGACAATCCCCCGCTGTAAATGCCAATAAGTATCTGCCTGCTTAATCGGGAGCGATCATGGCTGAACCTACTGAACAAATACAAACCAGCATTCCTAGTTGGCTTAAAGACCCTATCCTTAAACTGATAGGGCAGGCTGACGTTCTATCCCAACGGGGTTATCAACCCTACGCCCGGCCTAGACTAGATAAAGAAGGCAAGCCGGTATTGGATGCTCAGGGCAAGCCAATACTTGATCCTATTCAGCGCGTTGAAGGGTTTAATCCGCTTCAAGAACAAGCGTTCCGAAGAATTTCTGGAATGCAAACTGCGGATCAACTTAATAGAGCCACGGGGCTTGCGGGGCTTGCTGGTTTAGATGCATCAAGGCTTTCTCAATACGATCCCGCCGCTGCTCAGAACTTTTATGAATCTCCGAAGTTTGAGCGAGGAACAGTTGATTTTGAACGTGTTGGTGCTCGTCCAGATACTCAATACCAGATGGCTGCTCCGGAGCGCGTAGGTATTGGCTCATTGCAGCAGTACCAGATGGGTCCGGCTGAGCGTATTGGCGCTGAGCGTTTCGGTATTGGTGCGATGCAGGAGTACATGTCGCCCTACATGCAGGGCGTCGTTGAGCGGCAGAAGCAGGCCGCAGTCAAAGACTATGCTCGCCAGATTCCTGCTTTGCAGGCGGCAGGTGTTCGTGCCGGTGCCCGAGGCGGTACTCGTGAGGCTCTTCTGCAATCCGAAGCCCGTCGTAATTTGACGGAACAGTTGGGTAACATTGAAGCGCAGGGCTTGCAGCAGGCTTATCAGCAAGCGGCGTCACAGTTCGGCCAAGACCGTGCTGCTCAGATGCAGGCTGCTTTGGCTAATCAACAGGCTGGACTCACCACAGGTCAGCAGAATCTGGCCGCGCTTCTTGGCGTGCAACAGTTGGGCACTCAGTCAGGGCTTCAAGCGGCTTTGGCTAACCAACAGGCTGGACTTACGACGGGGCAACAGAACCTTCAGGCTCTCATCAACCAGTCGCAGTTTGGTGCGGGTCAGGGCTTGCAAGCGCAGCAACTTAATCAGGCTGCACAACTTCAGGCTCAGCAACAAGCTCTGGCTCAGTTGGCTCAAGCCAATCAGTTCAGTCAGCAGAACGCAGCGCAGCGTGCTCAGTATGGTCTGGCCGGTGCAAACCTTGCCGAGCAGTCACGTCAATTCGGGGCTGGCCTTGGTATGCAGGGGCTTCAGCAGCAGTTGGCTGCAGCGGGCATGTTGGGTAACTTGGGTCAGCAGCAATATCAGCAAGAGATGGGTATCAACGCTGCTCAACTTGGCGCTGGCGGTCAGCAGCAGGCTCTCGGCCAAGAGTTGCTTAATACACAGTACCAAGACTTCCTCAATCAACAGCGACTGCCATATCAACAGATGGAGTTCATGTCGGGTATCCTGCGTGGACTCCCGGCGACCGGCCAGACGCAGACGATGTATCAACAGCCGGGTAGTTTGTTTGGACAGATTGCTGGCGTAGGATTGGGACTTGGTAGCTTGTTTGGTGGACTTGGTACCACCACGGGAGGCAAGTAATGTTCGGTCCAGTTAGCGGCACAGGTCGTGCGATGATGGCCTCGCTTCAGCAGGCCATGCAGAAAGGTATGCCCCCTGATCAGGCTATTCAGTACGTAAAGAGTATGGCGACCCAAGGGGTTGCACCTATGGCGGATCTGTACGCCATGATGAATCAGTTCCAACGACTGAAACAGCAACAGGTCAAGCCGCCGCAGACTCCGCCGACCATTCGTGATCAGTTGAACATACTGGATCAACAGCAGCAGATGCAGCGTGATACCACCGACCGCAGCGGTGGGCTTGGGAGTCTTGGTGGCCCAACTAGCTACGCTGGTCAACAAGAAGCTCAACCGATGGATCGTGGTCTTGGCGCTATCGACGCTGGCCGTATGGAGTATCCGCAGTTTGCCGGTGGCGGCATTGTTGCGTTTAGTAATGGTGGAACAAGCAACACCGAGGGTTTGACACCGCAAGAAGAACAAGAGTTGGCTGCTCTTGAAGGGCTTGAGCGAGAAAGCATGGCTCCATTTGCGCCCGGTGCAGGCAAAAGAGAATTTGGTCCGTCTATTCCAGAAGGCGGCGTGGTTAGTCTGTATCAAAATAGAAAAGCCAGATTGCAAGAATTGCGTGCTAAGCAAGCTATTGCCAGAGAAGCCGAAAGAAAACTTGCTAGAGAGCGGGCTGTTGCTGAGGAGGCTAGACGAAGAGGAATTACTCTTCCGTCTACGGCTGCTGCTCCAACGACCCCCTCTGCTACTGCACTGCCCCCTGCAGGGGCTGCTCCTACCACTGCTACGGGGGCTCCTACGGCTACCGCGCCTACTGGCGCTCCCGGTCTGGCTCCGGTCAATTACGATACGTTTGGTAAGTACCGAACTGAAGCAGAACGTCTTCGTGCGGGTGCTCAAGGCGAGGCTGACCTCACTGCCATGCAGCGTGCTTCACAGATGCAGAAAGATCTTGAAGCGATGGGTATTGGTGAAGCCACTCGTAAGCGTGGCGAATATCTGACTAAGCGCGAAGCGGAAGCAGAGAAGGATCTGGCAAGTGACAAGCGAATGGCGCTTGCTCAGGCTGGTTTTGCTATGGCCGAGGCCGCATCACGCCGTGGCCGTGAGCGTACTGGGTTCTTGGGCGCTGCCGCTATTGGCGGTACGACGGGCACCAAGTTGTATCAGGCGGCTCTTAAAGAGAATCGTGCGCTTAAGGACAGCATTGCTCAAAATCGGTTTGCCCTTGAGCAGGCACAAGAGATGATTAAGATTGGTAACTACCGTGATGGTGTTACTCAGGCTCGTCAGGCCAAGGACAACTTGGCTAACCTTAATCAGGCGCTTGCTACGAACGAACTTGGTATTTCTAAACTTGTCACTGAGCAGCGGGCGGCTGATCGCAGACTTGGCGTTCAGACCGGGCTTGAGAAAGAACGTATTGCCGCTGATAAAGCCTCCAGAGAAAGACAGGCTGCGATTGAAGAGCAGTATCGTAAAGACCTTATTGGTCTTAAACGCGGCGAACTTAATGAGAAACAGCTTGCTAGAATTGCTCTCATTCCCGACAAGGAAGAACGTGAGAAGCAGTTGCTTGCTGTGCTTGGCGGTATAGCTGGCGGGGAAGACGTAGAAGATCTGGTTGCAAGATACAAATAACGGTGACTAAGTGGCTACACTTAATGATATTGCTTCCGCTTTGCGTAAGGCTGATGCAGCGGGAGACACTGAAGCCGCTAGACGTTTAGCCAGAGCATACCGGGACCAAAAGTCACAACTGCTCAGTATGTTTGAACCCCCCAAGGAACAGGCGGGGTTCCTTGGTTCTTTTAGAGAAGCCGTTACTACACTTGGTTTGACAGACGAAGCGGCAGAATATGCTGCTAATCCAACGGCAGAAAACCGCGAAGCGTTTCTTAAAAAGGCTGAGTCCAAGTACAAATCTGTAGGTGGATTTGGCAAGGGCGAGAATTGGGAAGCCTTCAAAGAACTGCTTGGCGGTTCGTTAGGTGCGCTTGTAGCTCCGATTGGCGCTGCCGTTGTTGGCGGTGGTTTGCCCGGTTTTGCTGCGGCTAGTGCCGGTCAGTACGGTATCCAGAACCTACGCCGTCAGGCTGAAGAACAGCAGGCTGCTGCCGAAGCAGGCGAGGTTGTACCAGAACTATCTTTAGGTAAGGCCGCTGCCGCTGCGGGCGCTTCCACTGCACTTGACGTTGTTCCCGGTGCGTTGATTCTTAAGGGACTTAGTAAGTTCCCCATCGCTAGAGGCTTGTTGTCTGAAGACGCTACGTCTAGCAAAGCCGCACAAGTTTTAATTGATGCATTCAAAAACGAGAATCTGTCCCTTAAAGGCAACATAGTTAAGGGCGTCGGTCTTGGCGTTGCATTTGAAGTTCCACAAGAAATTGCTCAGCAAGCCTTGGAACGATGGCAGGCAGGTCTGCCGTTAGACGATGCAGAAGCAAAGGAAGAATTTAAACAGGCCGCAATCGGCGCTGCCGTACTTGGCGGTGGATTTGGTGCGATTGGTGGGGCGGGTACGTATCGTGGCGTGCAGGCAGAAAAAGCCAAAGCAGCCGCTGAGCAAGAGCGCGAACGTACAGAAATTGAGCAGAGTATTTTTGGTGCGCCACTACCTTCTGATGTTGGTGTACCCGCTGACTTCTATGCAGCCGATGAAGAACGTCGTGGGCGTGAGTTAGAAGAAAGCATCTTTGGGGCTATTCCAACTGATACCGGCATTCCTGCTGATATGTTGGAGACTGAGGCTCAACGAGAAGCCCGTCTTGAGCGCGAAGCAATTCAGGCTTATGAACGTGAGCAACTAGAAAAAGCCGAGCCGGAAGAATTACTGCGTGGTCAATACAGTGCTCGTACGTTGCGTGAAGCAGCGGAGGCAGAAGCACTTGCACCTCGTGAAGAAGACGAGGGGGCTCCATACATACCACCTGCACAAGTTACGGATGAGGGAGAAGTTGAAGCTGTAGCTCCGCCCGCTCCGTTTACTGAAGGAGTCATGGAAGGTCTGGGTGCACCTACAGAAGGTGGTATCCCTGCGGAAATGCTCGCGCCTACTCCTCGTGAAATTGCGCTTGAAGTTATTAAAACGACTCCTACTATTAAGGCAGTTGCAGACGCCACGGGATTGAATCAACCTCAAGCCGCTGGATTGATGCGGCAATTTGTTGACGAGGGTCTGCTTGAGCGAAAAGGCAGTAAATTTAAAACCGTTACTCCCGCACCTGCCGTTGAGCCGGAGGCTACCGATGTACCAAGCGCAACAGTTGCTACTACAGAGACTGACGGTGGAGCAGGTCGAGGAGGCGCTGATCTGTTTACATTGGGACCGCCAGCCGGAGAACTTGGTGCTCCGCCAACTGGAGGCGCAGGACTGGCTGCTACTGGCGACGTTACTGAACGGGTTGATGACCGAGAAAGAGATGTATCCCCTACACTAGAGGCTGATCTTGAAAGCCTTGGTCTTGAAAGTGCACCGACCGAAACCGGTCTACCACCTCGTAAACTTGAAGCCTACCTTGCTGAAAGGCAGAAAGTCCGTGATCTAAAAGATCGTGCCGTTGCCTTCATCCGTGAGACTGGTAAGGGTTCAGCCACAGAACTTCAGGCGGCGCTTGGTATCCCACTTACCCAAGCCAAGGCACTGCGTAGTGCGTTACTTGGTAGCGGTCAGGTAGTACAGAAGACCAACGTCAAAGCTGCAAAAACTGCTGGTCGCAGTTATTTCGTCGTTGAAGGGGATTACACACCATCTGGTAAGTTTGCTCCCCGCGAGGCTGCTGCAACTGAAGCACGCCAAGAACCTGTTGCAGAGACAGGTCTTGAAGACCTTGGTCTTGAAGGCGCACCCGCCGAGACTGGTCTGCCCCCCGAGATGCTCGACAGATACTTTGCTGAGCAACGTCTTGAAGAGGCGCGGCAGCGTGCCACAGGTAAATTGCGTGGCGAAGGTGTTGAGTCCGAGGCTGAACGTATTCAGCGTGAGGCTGATAAGGCTGCTGAAATAACGGACGCCATTCCTCGTGAACTGCCTCCCACCTTGAAGCCTGAGATTGGTAAAGGGGAGTATGGTCTACGCTACAAGGACGCGCAGGGCAACACTGTTTACCGTGCGTATGAGTCAACGGGGCAGCGTAGCGAGGCGCGTGCCAATTTAGCCAAGGAAGGCAATAAAGACTTTGGCACGTTCTCTCGTATGGCAGAAATTGCCAAGTTTGAACTTGATTACATAAAGCGTCAGGCGATGCCCGCCATGACCAAACCGCAAGTTCAACGTGCTGTCCAGAACATTAAAGCCGGCATGTCTAAGCTTAAAACACAGCTTGGATTGTTTACGGAAGAAGAAGCCCCAACACCTAAAAAAGCGGTGCCTAAACGCGTTTCAAGAAAAGAAGTAGTTGATTACGCCAAGAATGTCATAACGCTTGCCCGCGACTCAGGAAAGCTCAAGAAATACGCCAAGCGTATTCAGGGGGTGCTTGATTCTGTTCAGCGCGGTGACACTGACCTACGCACAGACTACAAAACGCTTCAACGTATTGAAGATAGTATTACTAAGGCTGAAGCACAGTTGGGCGAAGCCACTCAAGCAAGGCTTGAAGAAGATATTGATACGGACGTTAGAGATACCGTAGACGATGAAGTAAGCGTTAAAGAAAGAGATGACTCTTACGAACCTCTTGACTTTCGTAAAACAAAGTACACACGATTTAAAAAGATCAAAAGCCTTACGAAAGGCTTGAAGGCTGACACTGTCAGGTCGTTGATTGGCAAAATCACGGCTGGCTGGAAGAACCCGCCTAATTTTATTGTTGTACAGTCGTATCTTGATCTACCGCAAGAACTTGATCCCGAGGCTGCCGCAGACAGCATGGGCTTTGCCTCTGGTAACGATGTGTACATTATTGCAGACAACATTCGTCTGCCGTCTGATCTAAAAGCCACGGTATTCCACGAATCACTTGGTCACTACGGTCTTGAGCAGTTGTTTGGGGAGAGGCTTCTCCAGACGATGCTGGACATTTACAACACGAACAATCGTGTTCGCGCCGATGCCGATGCGTGGCTTGAAGAAAACCCGGACGTGTATCCGGAGAGCGAGTTCACGCAGGATGAACGCAGGGCGCTGGCAGCGGAAGAAGTCTTTGCCGAGATGTCAGAAGGTGGCCCGATTGCCAACTCGCAGTATCGCGCTGCGTTCAACCGTGTTGCTGCCTTAATCCGTAAGTTTGCCCGTGCCTTGAGTCGACTGGTTGGCCGGGACGTTTCTTACAGCAACCGCGAAATCCAAGACATCATCGCGCAGGCTCACAACAAGGTCATTACTGGTAAGACCCGCCTCATACCGCGTTACAACAATATCCGGTACATGAAGAAGTGGTACGACCGCACGTTGACCAATGCAATGGACTACGCGCAAAAAGCGCCGGAAGCCTCGCGAGAACTTCTGACCGGTAACGTCGACGCGCTTAGTAACATTCCTAACTCACTGCGTAACGCAAAGCTGGCTACGTTCTCAATGCATCACATTATGCAGTTATTTGAGAAGTATGCCCCTGCGTTCCGTGCCCTGAACAATTTGATTGAAAGAAAAGCCTACGACTCCACAAAGGAGATGGTGGAGTTCACCAAGCAGGCAAGTAAGTATCGACAAGTCCTGCGTAACAACAGTCAGTACGTAGACGAGTTCAACAAGGTCGCGCACCTGATTAACCTCTCTCAGGCCCCAGTGCTTGCGGAACAGGTAAATGCAAATGGTGACTTTGAGCGTTATGTACCAAACGTAGCAGCGCAACGGATGCGTAATATCCCTGCGAATAGCGCGGCGTACAACGCGCTTACGCCTGATGACAAGGTACTACACGAAGCGGTTAATAGGTTTTATGCACTGCCGACTGATGTTCAGCAGGTGATTGCTGACGTATACACTGATTACAGGAATTACAGTGACAATGCGTTCAAAATTAAACTGACGCAGTTAATGAACAGATTGCCTGCCAATATTGTTGCAGGCATCAAAGCAAACTTCCAAAACAACCGATTGAAGTTCTATCTGCCCCTGCCACGCGAGGGTATGTACAAACTTGTCTATTTGGATAACAACGGCATACGAGTTAGCCAGTTGTTTGATAGCTTGGCTGGGCGAGATAGCGCAGAACGACAGGTGCGTAGTCAGGGCATGACTGTCCTTGATGAACCCAAGGTGCTACGCCAGAGAAACTACAGCGATTCAAATCTGCCGCCGGGATTGCTCAAGGAACTTCTTGAAAATGTGCAGGACTCCTTGACCAGATCAGGTGTAGCCCCTGCCGATATTGATAAGGCAAAAGAAACGGTCTTTGATACGTTTGTTGAGTTCATGCCCGGTGCTTACGGTAACGATCTGCGTCAAGAGATTAGTTCACGTAAGACTTTCATGCTCAACGGCGTGATGTATTACGGGCGGCTTGGTTACGATGAGGATGTGATTGGTGCGTACGAAAAACGCATCCCCGGCATCATTTATCAAATCAACAATCTCAAGTACACGATGCCCTTTGAGAAGGTCAGGAAACTGATCAAGGAGCAGTTGACCACATATCGTGATAACAAGGGTGCACCTGCCTATGCAGGATTGCCGGATCTAGATGATCCGTACCTTGAGTCACTGCGTGAGGACTTGGATTCTCGAATCTCGTTTGCCAAGACGTTGCAGCAATACTCGCCGTATGTGTACACAATTGGTAAAGCCAATTACATCTACAGTATTGCGCTAAACATATCTTCAGCCATGATCAATACGACCATCATTCCTATGATGGCTTGGCCTGCGCTTGCGGCTAAATATGGCGTTGTTAATGCTACACGTGCTGTGGGGCAGGCAATGCAGATGTTCTTCAAGCACTCGTACCGTGATCCGCAGACCGGTAGGTTGAGCTTCGACTACAAGCGTTTGGCTGATATGCCCGCCTCGTTTGGTGGCGACAATATGCCTGCTGCTTACGCGCAGACGGCGCACGGTAGAGAGTTCAACCGCTTCTTCCGTACGTTGGTGGCTAGATCTGTGGTGGGAACTGCTGCTGAACAAGAACTGATTCAGGCAGAGAACATTACTGTTCCGGGTTACGAAGGCTTGAGTGCCAAAGCAAATTTGCTGATGAGCTATGTATTCCGTAGTTCTGAGCGTATGAACCGTGAAGTCACAGCGCTCGCTGCCTACATGCTGGCTCGTAACATTGACGTAAATGGGCAGGCATTTGATGCTAACAGGCAGGGAGTAAGTGTAGGCAAGGCGTCGGAAGAAGCGATCCGTCTTAACTACGATATCAACGGTGCTACCACGCCTGAGACGAACAGCCGTTTGTACCAGACAGACATCGGCCGTATTGCTCTTACGTTCAGAACGCACGCTCTGAACATGATCTTGAATCTCGCCTTTACGTTTAATCAGGCGGTCGAAAAGATCAACGCGAACCAGCCGAACGTGGCTGAGCGTAAACTTTTAAAATCAATCGCTCGTAGAAAATTGCTGTACATCTTCGGTTCGACGTACATGCTGGCGGGCATAAAGGGTTTGCCGCTTTTTGGCGCTGCCGAGGTGCTCGCGTCTCTGCTGATGGGCGATGATGACGAGCCGTATGATCTTGAGCAGGAAGTGTTGGATTCGGTTGGCACGTTGGGATTGAACGGTCCTGTTAACGAGTTGTTGAATATTGATATCGCTTCTAGAACTGGTTTCTATGGCCTTCTGTGGCGCGATGACCCGAAGCGTTTGGCGGAGGTGGGCGTGCCTGTGTATGTTCTGGAGCGTTTGGCGGGACCGACTTACGGACTGGTTGAAGCAGCGCGTCGTGGATTCAATGACTTTGCGGAAGGGGATTTGCAACGCGGGTTTGAGGCCATACTGCCTGCTCCGTTACGTAACGGATTGAAGGGTATGCGGTATGGTATAGAAGGTGCTTTGACGAGGGACGGGCTTCCCATCGTTGACGATGTCAATGCGTATAACTCAATGATGCAGGTGTTGGGTTTTGCCCCGGCAGATTTGGCGGTGGCACAGGCGCAGAGAGGTGCGACCTATCAGGTTAGCGAGAAGTTAAAGAACCGACGTACTTCTCTTTTGACGAATCTTTATGCTGCACGAAAGGCGGACAATCCAGAGGCAATGGAGAAGGCTCTGGAGGATATTCGTTCATTCAACGGTTCTAATCCCTCCTACGCAATTACATCCGACTCCATTACCAAGTCGTTTAACGAACGCGAACGTAGGGCCAGAGAAGCAATCATGGGTATTTACCAACCCAGAAACTTGCGTTACGCCACGTCTGAGTACGTAGCGGATCTGGATGCAGAGGATGAGGATGCCTTCTTCTAGGCTACGCGCCAAACCCTCACGCCAAGGTGTCCATCCTTGGACACGGTATAGGCTTTAACCTTAATACCGTAAACCTTGGCGCGAGAGTCGACGACGTAAATCAAAGCCGCAGGTCTAACTGTGGGGATGAAGAATGAATCCCCGACCTCCATGCCCTGAAATGGAAAGATCCATTCAGGTTCCGTGAGACTTTGATTTTGATTCTGCAATCAATTTCTCCATCTGTTCTTTAGATGTATCTATCTTAAATGAGTAGCACTTAATGCCATTAAGAGTGCCGCCCTTCCATCCCGTAGACAGGCGCTTCTTCTCCTCAATACCAAGGAAGACACCCTTTTTAGTCAGAACCTGCTGCATCTCGGCGGTGCTTACCTTGCAGGTCTGAACCAAAAAGTCATCAAAACTCTGCTTGGGAATAAAGAAGTGCCCGGTATCCAACTCAAGCCGCCCCTTCAACGGGCCGTAAATCTCTGTCGTACTTACGCCGCCATTAAAGATCAGGATGCCGCGATGGTATTCGTTGAAGAATTCGGTTATCAAACTTTCGTAGTCTACTAACTGCTCCTTAACAGTCTTGTCGCGGATCATGATTGACCGAAGCATGACTTCATCAAACACGCGGTCTAGGTCGTACTCTACGATGTCAAAGTTACGAGCCAACTCCAGACCGGCAAAGGTGGCAGCGGTAGCGTTCTCAAAAAAGCGGAACGTAATGTTCCGACCAAACTTGGAATTAAAGATACGCTCACGCCACTTGGCAATCAGGAACTCAATGTCAGCATCGGGAGTAACTATGAGATTCTTGGCGTACTCTCGCCCTGCCCATCCGTAGTTAGTATTAAATGGGTCGAACACTTGCTCACCCCAACTCGGGTTCTCTTCCAAGTAGGACGGTCTTGGTATCCGGTACTCCATGTAACGAGCCATCTCACCGGTTGGGTTTCGCTTTGCTGCGTACAACTTATCAACCATCGACTCGTTTGACGTCCATAAAGATATTTGTGCTGCCGACAGTTCTTGTGCGCGTTCTGCATTGACGCTCGCCTGCATACGGATTGTTCCCTTGCCTTGGGAAATGGAGTGAATGAGGTTAGCTAACTCTTTTGGATCTTTATCCTTAACTTCGTCGATGCCTAGCACGATGTTCTTAAAGTTAAGGGCACGCATGACAAAGCCGTTGTCGGTGGCCTTGAACACGCTTGCTTCCATAGGCGAGGCAAACACGCTTACCGCTGCGATCAACGCACCTGTCTTCGCGCTACCGGTATTGCCCGTATAGCAGAACGTCATGCCTTTCGTCTTGCAGAACCGCATCAACGGGGAGCCAAACGCCATGCCCATAGCAAAGGCGTGCATCTCAAACTCGGGCCGGTTGAGAGCACTAGCGCACTCCTTCCACTTCTCGTAACTGCCTCGCGGCTCCATCATTTTGGCAATGCCGCGCACCAAGGGTGACGTAGCGGACTTACGTTCGTTACCGTTTTTATCGTACTCAACAGAACCAATGATGAATGCAGAGTTATCTTCAGACCAACCCATCTGCCCACGGATCAAGTCAGCAGCAGACTGTGACTGTAAGTAATGTGCCCATTTAGTCATGTAGTCCACCAACATCGGCCATAGTTTCTGGTTTGGCGGGGCGATACCCTCCTTACCCAGAACCTTTTTAAATGCGTCAAGCGAGTTGAATGCCTCCATCGACATATCGAACTCACGAACTTCATGCGGCATCACCGCACGTATGACGTATATCTCGCCCGACCCCGGACTGTACTTGCGCTTGATCGGGAAGAAGTCACACATGGAGAGCATGACAGGAGGTGACTGCACCTTCTGCCCGTCATCATCTATTTCCGGTGGGGGGAGGTAGTAGATTCCTCCGTTCTGTCCTCGGACAAACGGCTTGAGGAATGCGGGAAAGATCGGAACTTCTTGGGGATTCGTCTCGACCCGAACTGCGTCCTCTTCACTAATCGTTTCGGTTGTCGGGGCTTCAACGAGTCGTCTTCCAAGACCAAGGGGGTTCGTGATCCGTCCTTTGAATGGGCATCCATCGCATCCACCGGGATTGAGGTCGTTGAACTTGTCGCACGAAAACGGCTTACCAAACGCTTGATTAGCCTTTCTAACAGTTGTTTCATGGTTGTACTCTGGGTGATCTTCAGACATCAAATGAATGGCGGTTTCCCAGTCGGTGCAGTGCCGTGCAATCGACAACCCTGCATACCACATGGGTTCTTCCAAGGTCGCTGCATTAACCAGAATGTGCTTGATCTGGGCACAGCCTTTATCGGTAATGCTCTTCTCAGCGATGTCTTGGAATGAAGTCTCGTAGTTATCAAGCCGCGCAATCTTGCGCGTATCCTCGTCCAAGCCCTTGGGCAGCGTGTCGAAGATAGTCAGTTCAACGTCGTCCTTGGTGTGTCCAAGGTAATTCTTAAATTCTTCGTACGACCATTCTTGGAAATCCGTGTCCAGAAGTTTGGTCGGCGTAGGGGGGTTACGTTTGTAGTTAAGACTGTCTGGGCAACGCAAGATACGGGCAGAGTCTGCCGTCACCGCAGGATCAATCTTCAAATGATCAAGACATAACTTCTTGAATTTAGATGCGTAGGTTTTCCACTCCGCACTCGGTACGTCCTGATCCAGAATCCAATAAGCATGAACACCGCCGCCCGAATCCACACGGACTGGTGGAGGCAGTTCAGTTACCTTTAAGAAGTCTTCTATTGCAGACAGCGCCTCGTCCTTACTGGCGTACTTCTTTGGGTTCTCTGGATCAACGTCCAGATCAATAAAGAAGGTTCTGCAATACTCAGCGCACTCGGCTTTTCGGCTACGCTGGCTAAACGTGTGTAGTGCTACGAATACATTTAATTCACCTTCTTGCAGTTCGACAATAAAGTTTTCCAATTCGCTGAGCGACTCTGCAAACCGATGGTAGGTTCGACCGTCTCGGTCGATCCCGGCTGCACAGTACAAACCCTGCGACGGTAATGCTTTCTCGTAAAATTCTTTTCGCATACGCGCCTACAGATAAAAAAGGCGGGGTGGCAGTCCCCCGCCAAACAAAGAGTCGAGATCGTTAGATCAAATCGACTCTCCTACCATGCTTGAGAGGTACATCTTCGCGTCAATCGCATTTTTGGCAGGGAGAGTGCCTGCCTCCATGTCCTTACTGACGAGATTGATGAACGCTTCTACAGTCCTACGGTTGGACTCTCGGATGTACTGTCCACGAAACCATTCGTAAACGGTTGTCTTCGATACCTTCAGTACCTTGGCAACGTACAACGCCGGAAGGTTAGCATCGACGCACAACCTGCCAAGTTGAACGCCCAAGCGCGTAGGATCAGCGTCTCTAAGTTCCAGAAGAAACTTCTGACCGTAAGACCGCATAACGACTCCTTACTTCTTCGCCCACTTCTTGAC